TCAACGTGGGGTGCGGGTGGGTTCGTCGCTCTGTTCATGCACCAACCGGGTTAGTTCGGCATTAAATTCGTTGCCGATCCTCCGTCGCTCTATAAGCTGCTGGAGTACCTCCTTTACCTGTGGATCATCCGGTTTTATTGCGCCGCTCTCCAATTTGGACACAATCTCTTTCCCTCTGCGTATTACCGCATCTGTCTCCGCAGTTATCTCGTCGTTCCGTCGTAAAATTTGGTCTCTGTTCATAATACAATAGTTTTTTATCGGGTAAGTTTCATTAATAATCCTTTCGGCTTTTGAACGGCCTTGCTCGGCGATACCTGCGCCCGCAGTTCTTGCAGCTGCATCCGTAGTTCGACAATCTCCATGACTAATTCGCTACGTTCTTGGAGTAATTGGAACCGGGCTTCGCTGGCTTTCATGTAAAGTTCCGAAAGGCTGTTAAAGTCGGAGGGTTTATTCGTTTGTGAACTCATATTCCCTGTTGGTTTGTGGGTGAAACATCAAAACATCGCCTTCCCTTTCCCATTCTCGGATCGTGTACCTGCCTTTCGGGAGGTAACCTGCCCGGCGGACGGCTTCGGCCTCGGTGGGGAAATATCCCACCGTGTGCCCTTCAAAGGATAGTTCGTAGATCATAACCGTAGATGATTAGTTCAACATTAATTGCAAGGCTTCGGATATATCGGGATACTCTTTGCCTTCGGCGTCCCAAACCGCCGGAACCAGCACGAGGTCTTGCCTCTCGTCGTTGCACATCTTCGCCTCGTAGTTGATGAAGGCTATATATCCCTTGTGGGTAATCTCAAATCCCCCGCTGAGGCCGTCGCAGTAGAAAGTAATGTAATCGGCCGCTTTGCGGGCCATTGTCCGAATGTCGGACGGGGTTAATGCTGTGGTCATGGTATTAACTTAGTTTGCTGGTTTTGCACTGGTATTGATTGATTGTGTGCCTGCCGGCCAAAATATCACGGCATTCTATAAGCTCTTTTGTTAGTTCGACTATTCGCTGCTCTGCCTTGATAAGGCGATCACCCTGTTCGATGTAATCGCGTACACCTTTCCAATACTCCGCCCGCCAATCTATCTCCGGGGAACTCGTCGTGTTTACGTTCTTTTTCATAATTTTATCGTGATTTTGGTTGAATCTCGCTATTTTTTTAGTCGCCGTAGTACGTTCTGCTGTTGCCGTAATAGTCCGCGGGCACTATCAGCAGCTCGGGGCGGTACTCCGTGGCCTTCGGCTGTTCCGTCGGGCGGTTCTCGATCTTCGCGGTCAGCATCGCCAACTTCTCATTGCGCCAAGCCTTCTTGAGGCAGGCCGAGAACGACATCGAGGCGTTGGCACGTTTCAGATACCAGGCGTTTTTCATGATCTTCGAAAGGTTGTATTTGGTTGTTGCTTTCATGGTTGTAACTATTTAATGTTTCTTTGTTGATGCAAAGATACATTAAAATGTTTCATAATACAAATATTTTACACGAAAAATTATCATTATGATGTTTTTTTTTGCATCAAAGCATACATTACATTGATTTAATACCTATATTTGTAGCGTAACATCATAATGAAACACGCATATTTATGGAATTAAGAGTGAAAGAGATTTGCAAGGAAAAGGGAATGCAAATGCAAGAATTAGCCGACAAACTCGGTATAACACGAATAACGCTAACAAGGAATATTAGCGGCAACCCTACTATTGGAACATTGGAAAGTATAGCCGGCGCTCTCGATGTATCGGTTCCGGAACTTTTCGCCCCTCAACCGACGAACACAATCACCTGCCCGCATTGCGGCAAACTTATCAAGGTGGAGAAGGGAGAATAAATTATGGGAAAGAAAACAGACCAAATCGACGCCCAAAGCCTCGAACAGGCGCGCGCCCTATTCGAATCGGGGGACATCGACCGCATAGAGGTCGGAACCGTGGCCGGGCTTTGTGAGATTCACCGCTATTTGTTCGGTGGGTTGTACGACTTTGCCGGAAAAATCCGGACGCTGAATATCGCAAAGGGGGGCTTCCGATTTGCAAATTGCCTTTATCTGGGTGCCATCCTCCCGGTGATCGAGCAAATGCCGGAAACAACCTTTGAGGAAATAATTGCGAAATACGTCGAAATGAACATTGCCCACCCCTTCATGGAGGGCAACGGTCGGGCCACCCGTATCTGGCTTGACATGATGCTGAAAAAACGATTGATGCAGGTTGTGGACTGGCGGAAGGTGGATAAGGATTTGTATTTGCAGGCTATGGAACGCAGCCCGATCAATAACCTGGAATTACGCGCCTTGCTCGGCCAGGCATTGACCGACCGCACGGATGATCGGGATGTTATTTTCAAGGGAATAGAACAATCGTACTATTACGAGGGGTACGAGGCATAGCGGACGCTAACAAAGTTAGTAAGCGTAGCCAATTAAGTATAAAGGCCGGAATGTATCCGGCCTTTATTTGGTCTTAGAATTGTTTTGTAGCTTCCTCTATACTTTTTAACTTCATTCTTTCCATATCTAATTTTAAAGCATTTTCCCTTTGAGTATCAATAATTTCAGCATTCATTATATATTCAGCTCCATTCTGGCTCTCGGCAACTCCAATGTTAATATGTTTGTTAGCGATTTTCCATCGGTACACCCATCGAGTATATCCTTCCGTTAATTGTTTCGCAGAAGGCATTCCATAATAAAAAATAGGTTCTCCGTATACTTTGGCGATAATATTTTTGAAATTATCGACATCATTTTTTATTGACGTATTGAGGTGAACTGCATTTTCAAAAGACGTTGACGTGAATCTTATCGCATATAATTGATTATTACCAAATAATAGTTTTACATCATATTTTCGCTCACCCAAAGTATGGTTGTATTTTACAATTCTATCATCACAAACTGTCCAATTACGAAAAGTGGGTAAATCTCTAACTTGCTCTATGCTCATACCAAATTCGGCACCTCCATACGTTTTATTAATATTTTCGGGAGTAAATTTATCATCACCCGCATATAATTTTTGGATAATTTCGTTGTATTCCTTTTCCGCATCAGGAAAATAGATTGTCTTTCCTTTTTTATCCTTCAATACGAAATATATAGGCGTGCGATCAAGGGCATTAGTTTGTCGTGCTGTAGTTTTGAAAAATTGAAATTTGCTTAATGCTTCCCAATATGCTGCTGAATCCGATTTTTCATAAATAGACGAAGATTCTTCCGCTCCATTTATCGTTGTTTGAGTGTATATATATTCCTGTTTTCCAATGTTTTTACAGCCTGAAAATACCAATATGGCAATAATGTAAATGATATTATTTTTTTTCATAGATAGATAGATAGATAGATAGTTTATACAACCAAATATAGGAAATAATAATCGCTTACAAAAATATCCCGGAATCTATTTCAAAGATACATTCCGGGATAGATGTTATCAAATTAAAGTGATTCAGTATTTTTCCGAATCCTGTTTATACCGTCCTCTATGCGCCCCAATGTCTTATCCATGTTTTTGGTGCTTACATTTATTTCCCTAACCTCTAAAAGGGTTTCCACGTCAATACGCAAACTTTCGTAATAAGCGGCTGACAATTCGTCGATTCTCGAATCCATATTCAGACAATTGTGTATTGATTCTATAATTCCTTCTACCGAATCGCGCATTTGAAGTTGTGACATTACAGCGTTTCGGATGTCGGTTACTTTGCCTTGGACGTCAGCGATGCGCCCGCTTAATTCATCGCCCGTATCTTGCGATATCGTTTGATAGCTTCGGGATGTTGCTTGTTGGCTGGCGGCTCCTTCGTCCCAGTCTATCCCGCGCTCTTCTGCGGCCTGTTGAAGTCGATCCCATAGCTCTTGGCCCAATTGCTGTTGTGCCATAACATCGTCCAAAAGATCGCCCACCACGCCTGCCAAGGCATCGAATCGTTGTTCATCGCTAAGCCCTGCATCCCTGTTTATCTCGTCTATCTTCTTTTGTGCGTCTTCAATCGCAGGTGCGATTGTCGCGGTGTATAACACCTGTTTTGCCAGGTTTTTTAACATATCCCCCGCGGCTTCTCCGAAAGCGTCAGCAGCATTTATCCCTTTTTCAAAGGAATCAACCAAGGCATCTGTGATTGTAGAGCCTAAATCGCCGAACAGACCGTTAAGATAGTCGTTTACAGCTTTTACGGCTTCTTCATAGGTTTCCCAATTATTAACCAACTCTTTAAGATAGGTCTGATTTTCTTTGGAGAGGTGTTTGAAAGTATCGCTATTCCCTTCTACGAATTCTTTAAGGGCTTGCATATTTATCATTCCACTTTCTTCAAACAGTTCGGGGACAACATCTTTTAACTTTTTATATTTTGCATCCCTTAACCATGTAGAATGCCGCACTTGGTTCATCATGTTGGCTATAGATTCCGATATGCTTTCCCACACAAAATCATAATTATAGAGATTTGCCAGTCCTGTATTACTGCCTATGCCGCCGATTGTCTTTTCTATGCCGCGATTCTTTATTTTATCCATCGTGGCCTGATAGTCCCTCATGGCATCGCTTAGGGCTTTGACATTGTTGGTATAGCTTCCAAAAGCATCTTCGCCGAAAATAGTTGAGAATATATCGGCGTTCAGGCGGGCACGCTCATTCATTACCCGCAACTCCTCGTTCAGTTCTTGCGCCTCCCGGATATTTCGTTCCATCGAGGTTTCTGTATCTCCGAAAAGACTTGCGATGCTTTGTATGATTTGTAGTGCTGCCTGGATAATGGCAAGAATTACAGATGCCCGCTCTACTTTCTGAATAGTGGTAGCGGCCACTTCTCCCGTTGTTTCAATACCTTCCGCCGAACTTTCTGCAAGTGTTTTAATGCTGTTAATCATTTGCAACGAGCTGGTAGTAATTTTGCTCGCCGTGGATATTACTTCCCCCATTGCTCCGCCAGCAGCTTCGCCTATATCGTTAAATTGCCCCTCAATTTTGGTGAGAGTATTATATAGCTTTTGCCATTTCTTAAATGATTCGCTGTGTTCATCATCGCTCACTGGATCCATCCTTTGAAGCGCCGATAACTGTGCCCGCAGGACGTTTATTTGATTCCGTATTTGTTCTCCCTGTTTGGAATCGGACGACGGCAACTTATTATATTCGCCTTCCAGGGCGCTAATAGCAGCTTTTATTTCATCTTTAATCCTTGTTATGTATTCCTCGGTTTTACCGACAAGATCATCCACAAAAGTACCTCTTTCGACTTCGAGCGCGGCCAGGGCGGCGTTCTTTTCTGCCTCCAAAGCTGCAACTGCACCCGCATCTTCGGTTTCGCTGATCTTCTTGTCATAATAAGACTTTGTAGCCTGTATTTTTTCGAGGAGCGTCCCATATTTCAAGTAGTACTCATTCCATGCTTGCAGTTGCTTGTTGAGATATTCCTCTGTGTTTTCAATGCCAGCTTCAGATAGGAACGCGGCATCCCAATCTTCATTCTTTATCGCTGCATTAGCTTTCCGGCGAGCTTGGATAAGTTCCCGCTGCTCTTTGGTAAGTTCTTGCTGCTGTAGTTCTCGGATTCTTTCAGCGCTATCTATGATTGCCGCTTCTCGCTTTTGAAAATCAAGTTCTATTTGGGCTATATTCTTATCCGTACCATCAGGCATCGTATTAATCTCAGTCTGTCTGGTTTCGAATGCAAGATCACGCATTTCGCGCCGTATTTGTTTGCGTTTTTCGTCTAATTCGATTTGCCCTTTAGTTGTTACCCCTAATTCTTCAAGTGCTTGCAACTCTTTTTTTAGGATTCCTAATTTTCTGTTCCGGGCAGCCACCTCTTCCGGGGTCTTGGCAATGGTTTTTTCTATTTCTGCGATTTCCTTTTTCTTCTGCTCTACTATATCTTCTGTCGCTTTGCCATCCTTACCAATATCTTTTGCCGAGATATTATACATATCTAACAGAGCTTGCATTGCAACTTTATTGGCAGAAAGAGTTTCATTATAGCGCATTGTAGCTTCACGTGCGCTATTAAAGCTGTTTTCCAATGCGTTATGAGTAGTTGTCCCTATCGCTTTGCCTGTAAATATCTCTTTCCACGTATCAATAACATTCATGCCGTCAGGCGCCCCCTCAAACATCTTGTATATCTCCAGCGCTTCTTTCTCTAATTCAGGAACCCCGCTTTGTAATCCTTCGCGGAATCTTGTAAAGTAAGTTATTCCTGTTTCTTTGCCGAACTTTGCAATAAATTTAGCCTGAACGCCTTCAAATGCTTTATTTAAAGCCTCACTATATTCAGTTGCAGCGTTAGCATTCGCTTCCTCCAATCCTTTGGCTACAGACGTGGCAGTAACGTTTCTCAACAGCACTTCATAGGCACCACGCATATCCTCCAGATTCTGTATTTCAGCACGCTGATTGGACAAATATTTATCGTATTTATCCATTATTGTCTGGCGTGCTAATGCATATTCTGTGGTGCCTTTCTTTGCTTGGGATAAAGCACGAAATTCGCGTTGTAATTCCCCTCTGCTGGTCGCAACTTGGCTATTGAACTGATCGACATTCTTAATTACCGAATCCAGCGATTTGTCTGCTCTAAAAAGACTTGCTACCCAGCTGGTTATCTCCTTGCCGTAAAGGGTAAGCACGGTTACGCCGGCCACAAGCAGGGTTTGCCAGGAGAAGATCGACGATGCTATCTGTTTCCATACGGGCGTGAAGGTTTGCCCGGCTTTCTTCAATTCATCAACCGATTTCTTCGCCCGTGCTATTTCATCGGCCAGCATCGGCAGGTTGTTGGATATGGCGGAAAAGAATATTTGCGGGCCATATGCCAGCGACGGCAACTCGCGGGCAACCTGCTGAATCTGGAATCCCAGCATATTGAATCCCGAGGCATAATTGCCGACATTGCGAGTATGGACGCCCATCGACGCATCCAGTTCTTTGATCTTCGTGTCGAGCGATTCGATGTTTTTAAGCATCGTTTGCCCTTGCGCCCCCTCACGATCCGCGGCGCTCAGGTTTTTATACACCGCACGCATACGGGTAAGCGCCTGGGACATTTCGTTGATTGAGCCGATGGCGGTCTGCTCCAATTTGATTTGGTTGGCAAGCTCCCGTCTCAATTGGGATATTTCCTGCTTGTATTCCTCGATAGATACGGCAGCGTCCAATACTTGCGCCCTTTTCTTTGCAGACAATTGCCCGTTCTGCTGCTCTTCCTTATTGAGCGCGGTGACATCCGCTTTTAATCGTGCGATCTCATTTGAATATAGCCTAATTTGGGCTATTGCCTTTATTTTTTCGTCGTTAGCGGCTTTTAGCTCACCAAGCAGGTCATGGTATGCCGCAGTTTCGGCCTGGGTAGCCGCTGTTCCTGCCGTAGAGTTGCCGCCAGCAGTTCCGGTCGTGGCCGATGCGGCAGCCTTGGACGCCGCATCCATTGCCTGCTGCTCCATCTGGGCGATCTTGCGCATTGCCTGTTCGACGCGAGCCTCCATATCGGCAATATGGCCATTTATGACTTTAAACCCGTCTGAGTTAGACGGAAATTTCTCCAACAACTGATATAACAGTTTCAGCGATTTGATAAAATTATTTAACTTTGCGGTGTCCGCATTTATTTTGAATGATAATGCACTCATTACTACTTATTAAAAAATTCATTAATTTGCTATTCTAAGGGAACTCCGTAGTTGCAAGTTTGGATTACCCGCGTTACGGTAAAAACCATAACGCGGGTTGTTTATTTTAGGGTTCTTTGGCTATCGTTTCGGCTAAACCGTGCATAATAGCGGTTATCTGCGATATGTCCTCAATAGGAAGCATCGCCAGGGTTTTATTGTATGCATCGAACAGCTCGGGCAATGATGCCCGCCGCATTATCCGACGACGCAAAAACCATATTCTGATCCCGGCGAATACATTGCGGCTGCCAACGATAGCCAGAGCGACACTATGCGCCATCGCTGCTATGCATGCTTCGCTCTTATCCGGCTCTTTATTAATATGCCGGGCTGTCATGATCTCCGCTGTGGTCTGAGGGGTCATCCTGTATATCGTGTAGCCTCTCCGGGCAATACGGATGCTGATAAAATCCCTTTTCCTGCCATCAGCGGGTAACATATCTGCAAGCTCCGCTAAGGTCTGTATCATAATCTCTTTTTTTACTTTTTCCATGATGTAATACCTTAGTTGTTTTTTATCTTCTGTTTGTATTTTTAACGTCGTGTAAATTTCTCCACATATCTAAATCCTGGCAGATTGATGGAAAACTCATTGTTATTGCCGATAGAAATAATGCCATTTGTCGTCAGGTAGCCCGACCTCGATACCGCCCGCATGACATTTCCATGTTCACGAAGGTATGCATCCAGTTCTTCGAGCTTGTTCACAATGTCCTGGGCTTGGGCGTATACTTGCTCCTTCGCTTCGGTATCAAGGTAAATAACATGCTGTTCTTTCAGGTAATTATCTACCTTGTCCTCAAATAGGAATATATGCCCTTGAGATATTGAGAATAAATCATTTCGTATATCGCAGGTTCCCTTTGCCTGGGTGTAGCGCCTTTGCCATTGTTCCGCCAGTGCGTATAAGGGCTTTACACTATCCATATATTGTTTTTTTGACAGTGCAAATTGCATCTTTTCCGCCTCCTTTGTTACCTGTTCTTCGATTAATGCCGTAAGATCATTTACATTGGAAAGTCGTGTTAAAATATCGTCGCCGAAAACAATGCCGGCGGCTGTAATTTCATCGATAATTTTCTGAGCGTCGGCAATGAAACTATAATAAGCGCGTCGCTGAGCGGCTATTGCTGATGAATCCTCATAGATAACCTTATTGTTCTGTCCCATTTTGAATATTTTTTTAGAATTGCATAGAATCCACTATCTTTCTAACTTGTTGCTTTTCCTTTGCCCGCCGTTCATGGCATTCCCGAAGCACCCGGTCAATTTCTTCTACGGCCTGTTTGCCGTACTTTTTTTCGAGTGCTAATACAGTCTCACTATTGATTTCATCTGCTGTTTTAATTGTTTTCTCCATGCTTATTTTTTGATTTATTTGTTTATTTCTTATCTGGCCATACCCTCGGTGGAGGTCGCGTTGCGCCCGTAGAAACTGGAGTTTCCGTTTGGCTCGGTTGATCCGGTGGTTTTTCTGACCATCCAGTATTATCATAAGCTCGTCACGGCTTAATTCGACAGTCCACACCGAATAGTCGGCGATTACTGCCCGCCCTTCCGTCCTTCTCCCCATTATCCGCTTGCTAATTATGTTTTTAATCCTTACCTTTGCGAATAATGCAATGCTTCGTTCGACAATGCCTTATAAGAGAGAGGGACTATCCCCTCTCTTATTCTTTGAGGCAATCCAACGCGTCGGGATGGAGTTCTATGGTGCCTTCGTATGATACCCTAATGACACTACGGTAGTCCGTGTCTTCCGGCAGGATCGCAGTCTTGAAACTCGGATGATCCGCGATCAAAGTATTCAATGCTTCAACCGCACGGCGCACCTGTTCGCATTGCTGAAGTACATGCCCGCGCATTACCGCCACTTCGAGCGTACGCCGTTGGTGCTGGTCGGCCAGCCAGTCGGTAGACAATTTGACCTTATCCCCGCTTACGATAAATGCCTTAGGGTCGAGGGCATCAGCCTCACCGACACGCAGCGCATTTTTGATCGCCTGTTGTGAATTGTCGATGACGCTATTCATGTACTCATTTGCCCGCGCTGTGAGTTCCTCCCGTGTCGTTACGATCTTGATCTGCTTCGCGTCTTCGGCGGCAAGCCGTTTCGCCTGTGTTCGGATCGCCTTGCTGTCAAACAGCACAATGTCCGCAATGCTTTCGGTGGATACGTCCAGGCGCGCCACTTTCAGTTGCTGGATTGCGGCCTCAAGTTGGGGAATAGCGGCTGCGTGGGCTTTAATATACTCTTCATGCTTATTTGTCTTTGCTTTCATATTCGATAATAGTTTAGTTTGCATTGGTTCAAAACCGGATATTCGGATTTATGGCCGAATCTTTGGGGACATAACCGGGATGCTCGGCGTCGGGAAGTGCCTGCGCCCACTCTTTCGCTAATGCCTTGTCCTCTTCTTCATACTCGGGGATGTACACACCCCGCTGTTTGTCTTGCTCTTGCATGGTTTTAGTTGTTTTTTAATGTTTCACAATTACATTTGCCTGTGGCTTTCATAGGATGGTTACGATTTTGGGTTGGGCATAGGCGGCGTAGATCCGCCTATGTTTTTTTTCGCCTTTCCTGCCAGCCTCAATAGTCTACGCGCCAATCTTTTGGCTTGGGCAGGGCTAAAACACAGCATTGCGCAGTTGCCCTGTATGAAATCCGTGTCGTAATCGCTTGCGTCCGGGACGTACAGGATAATTTCGTCATCACCCCTGTGTGTACCGTTGCTGTCTACAATCGTGGTCGTTACGCGGTCGAGCGTCAGCCCGATACCGTGTTGGTTGTCGATCTTAATCTGCTTCATGGTTGTTTTATTAGTTGAAAAATGGTTGTTTCTTGGGTTGTTTTGCACCTGTTGGCCTGTCATGCACGGAACCTCCCCGCCTCGAAACCGTTGGCCATATAGAAGGCGATTTTGTCAGCGGCGTGTAATTCGTAGCCCCGGATGCACAAGGCAGTACCGAAACCGAATTGCGCAGAACTCGGATAGTGGTGATAAATATTTCCGTCCTCGTCTTTGGCCTTAGGTGCTCTGAACACCTCGTAATAGGTCAGCCCGCCGGGCGTCGTGCGTTTGTAGCAGTACATCCCGTTAGCCTCGTTATGGGCGATTTTCTCGAATTTGTCGCCGAACTTGGTAAACTCGTCCGTCAGTAACTGGTATAACATCCGTTTATTCATTTTGGTTGTCATGTTTTTTCGATTATTTCCCATGTCGTGGACACTTGTCCCACGTGGGTATTTTCATGCGCTCAAATTGCGTATTGCGTCAAAACGGCTCGGCCTCCCCGGTTGTGTCCGCCGCCGTATTCTCATAGTCCGTTATCCGGGTCAGGCTCTCATTGTGCCGAAAGTATATCCGACCTATCGCGCCCTCTCTATTTTTAGCTATATGCAGCACCCCGACGCCTTCGGACGATATAAGCCCGTATCGGGTCGTGGTAATCATTTGCGCACCATACATCGCCGGGCGGTCAATGAATGCAACAAGGTCAGCGTCCTGCTCGATGGCTCCCGATTCACGCAGGTCAGACAGCAACGGTGTTTTATCGGCGCGGTCTTCCAACTTGCGTGAAAGCTGAGACAACATGATGACAGGGATGTTAAGCTCCTTTGCCAGCAGTTTAGCCGCACGGCTGGCGGCAGCTATTTCTCGTTCGCGGGTGCTGTTCGGGTTGCGGGTCGAGGTGTCGAGAAGTTGCAGGTAGTCGATAATGACCATACCGCACTTGCCCCGGCGGTGCATCGCCTTACATTGAGAGCGGATAGCCCCTATCGTGATGTTGGCGCTATCGTTGAGGAAAATAGGCATAGCCGAAAGGGAGGCGCCGGCCGTCTCTATCTTCGTCCAGCCCGAAGCGTCGACATTACCGGTGCGAAACGCTCCCGAATCTACACCCGAGCTGCCGACCAGCATACGCCCGACCAGTTGGCCGGAAGGCATTTCTAACGAGAACAGGCAAAGCGGAACGCCCGACGCGGCCGCAGCACGGGCAAAATGTAGCATGGCAGCGCTTTTGCCCATTCCCGGACGGCCAGCCAATACGATCAACTGACCACCACGCCAGCCGCCCGTAAGAGCGTCGAGCCGCTGCAACCCGGTAGGAATGCCGATACACTCGCCCGCCTGCCTGGCCTGCTGTCGTCGCTCCAGGTCGTCGAGGGTCGCCCGCACGACATCCGACAACGACGCAATGTCATCCGGCCGCGAGACCCGGTCTGCAATTGCGGTTATATTCGATGTAGCCCAATCCACAACGTAGTCGGGATCCGACACAGCGCGTGCCGCGAGTTCGTAGCCAAAAAGGCATAAACGCCGCCGGGTTTCGGTGTCTGCGAGCTGCCGGGCGTGATCCAGCACGTTAACGCCGGAACCTACTGCGCTGGACAGCTCCGAGAAGTAGCGCAACATGTCACGGCCTTTGAGTTCCGGCCGTTGTGAAAGCGTATAGAGGTCGATTTTATCGCCTCGCTCCAACATCGAGAGCATCTCGCCGTAGATTTTGCCGTTTTTTGCGTCTACGAATGCCGAAATTTCGACGATCTCCGCCACGTCGGGTAGCTGATCCGGTTCGAGAATCAAAGCGCCCAAAATAGCCCTTTCGAGCTCGGGCGATTCCGGGAGACCTTCAGTAGGAGCCGGGCGGTTACAGGTCTTTGTAAATTCGTTTCGTTTCATGGTTTGTCTGGGTTGTGGTTTGATCGTGGCGGCGTAGCCAATTCGAAGCTGTCAAGTAGGCCGATCTATTTCTTCGTATCAACGGCTCGTAATTGTGCATTGCCTGTAATACCTCGCATATTTGCTCGGTCGGATATTTGTCTTTCAGCTTTTGCGACTGTTCCTCGGTCATTGGTTCTTTCATTTTCGCAACTCGCGGGGCATTGTCTGTTATCCATTGCTGAAATTTCAAAAAAGATTCGGAGTATTTATGGGGCGCGGGGGCGGAGCCTCCCGCATTCGTACTTACCGATGCGCCGTTGCTTTCCGGTATTGCATCTTCCCCCTTACAATCCCCTTTATTCTCCTCTTCTCTTATCTTATTTACTCTACTCTTATTGCTATAAGGATACCCATTAGGTAAGTTAATAGGGTACCCATTAGGTAAGCTATTTTTACCTCCATTCTCCCAACGTTTCTTTGCGCCCTCTTTTCCGCCCTCTGACTGTTTATGCCGTCTTTGATCCATCGGTTGCATACGACGTATTAACCCATTGGAAAAGAATATCTTATCATCAACAACATTAAATAGTCCGAAATCAAATACAACGCGGCGCACCTTTTCCGAATCTGTGCGATATTTGTACGCCACAAGTGGGATGTTTTCCAATGGATAAGTATAATCCGGTTGTGCCCTTAAGACCTCCAGCAACGACCAAAATATACCGTATCCCTCCATACCCATTTCGAATATCAACCGCTCGCATTTTGGATCATCTTTAGCGTTATATTCGTGGGGAAAGTAGAATGTATCCCGACTACTCATTGTGCACCTCCTTCCGGATAAAATACCGCTTGAAACGGCTGCCGTGCTCGCTGGGCACCCATTCATCGAGGATGTCGATGCCTTTGGCCCTCAAATCGCGTATGCAGCTCCGAGGATCGGATAATCGTAGGGCGACGGAAATGTCTGCGGCAGAATATTTTTTGCCTGATTGGAGTAAATTATAGACGCGCTGCTGATGGAACGCTAAAGTTTTTTGCGTATCTTTGCTGGTGTCCACACCAGGGGTTGCCGCTGCATGCTCGCTTCGAGCGCCGGCGGCGATCTTCATTTCATACATAGCCCGGGTGTTATTTACGGTTGGCACTTTCGGCAATACGCAATGTAGCAGCAGTTCGCTTGTCCTCCGGACGAACGGTGCGTGAATCAACCCACGCCAAAAGCGCCTTTTTCGAGAACACTATGCGGCGTCCGACCTTCTTATACGGGATCGTATTTTTGTGTATGTGATTGTAGAGCGTTGCCCGAGTAGTGGGGACGCCCTGCTCGGTCAGGAAATGGGCGGCGTCCTCAATATTCACTCCGTCTGTCTCGACGGGCTCATTTTTGCGCCGGAAGTCGGCGAGTTTGGGAAGAATCGCGTTTACTGCATCGCTGATAATGGATTGCAGTTGCGCGGGAGTTGTTACGATTACGGTGTTATCCATAGCATCGTGAAGTTTTAAAAATTGAACACTTACCCGCGTCCGGGCGTTAGTGATCGATCACGATGCAAAGGAGATAAATATATATTATACCCGTAAAAACTGGACAATTAGAGTGCACAATGTAACCTTATGATACCTGGTATATATCATATGTCCAGTATTTACCATTTTATTATACGCAGGCAAGTAACACGATGAAACGTCATGAAAAACATCTGTCCAGTTAATAGCCGCATACACACTCAAAAAAATTACATTTTTTTTAAATTTTCTATGGTTTTTTGCACCGCTATATTGATCTGACCAAATTTAAATCCTTGAGTTTCAATGAAGCCCTTAGCAATCCAGTCCGTTACTGTTTTTCGATTTCTTCCTGTTATTCGAGAAAAATAGGCGGCGCTTATATATGCGTCTATTTCACCTTCACTATCATAAATGCAGGGATCACTTTCATCGGAATTATAAAAAGCTTCTAATTTTTTTATCGTCTCCGCAAACCTATGCCGTTGCACTCGATTTGCTCTCTTAACACGAATGTCTATTACATTCCAGTCATAATCATCCTCGCAGATACCACAACACGTTACAAGGTCTTTTATAATAGCATTTTGAGCATCTTTCGAAAACCTCATTAGGAATTTATCAAATTTATATCGTCCCATCTTGATTTAAAATTTCGTTAATAATTCTGCATTCTTTACCCGCTCCTCCCGCTCAAAGCTGGCGAGGTAATTCTCCGTTGTTTTGAGGTCTTGATGACCGAGGCTTTCCGAGATATAGGCAATGTTAGCCCCTGCCCGCTTTAACACCGTAGCGAACGAATGCCGGGCCGTATAGGTCGAGATATTGCCGATGCCGAGCTTTTCGCCGACCTCCTTCATGCGCTTGTTGATCGCACGAGTTATGTATAGCGTTTTCATCTTCCGCCGCATTGCATCCTCTGTCCCGTCAAGGATCGGAAAAATAAAGATATCAGGCCGAGAGGGGTTGCCCCAGCGGTTAATTATCGCCTGCATCCGCTCTATGACAACAACATGGATTTCCTTGCGGGTCTTGGTCGTGCGTTCGGTCTTTTGCCGAACAAAGCATATTTCGCCGTTCACAATGTCCCTATACCTCAACTTCACGAAGTCGGCAACATTAATCCCATTGCACAAATAGAGAAATAGCCAATAATCGCGGTATTTGGCCGTCGCTTCGGTTCCGTCGTCATAGTTGGCGATCTTTCCGATTTGCTCCAGCGTAAGGGCCAATTTACGCCCTTCTCCGGCTTGTATCTCATACCGCCCTTTACCAAACGGATATTGAGTGTCTTTGATCGCTCCTAACCGTTTTGCTTCATTGAGAATAGCCCGAAGGTGGCGCAAGTGAATAGCGATTGTTGTCTGCGTCTTGCCCTCCTTACGCAGAAAATCGGCATACTTCCCCAGCCATGACACCGTGACCGCCTCGAACCGAATCCGCATCCCGGCAAACCGTTCCAAGCCTTTCAGTACGTTATCATAAACAAGCATACTACCGACGCGCCCGGCCTTTTTAAGTTCTTCGATTTTACCCCGAAACATCATATTTACCGTATCGGACGCTGCTCCTTTTAGTCGGTTATTGAGAGCGTCGAGCGAGAACCCGCCAGCCCCTGCCAACTCCTCAACAGCCGCCCGCACGATCTGGTAGCTGCTTTCGATGTCCTTGCGAATGTCCACAAGTGCGCGCACCTTTGTAGTCGGCAACATTTCCCATTCTTCAGCGGTCAAATCTTTACCAGTAGTGTAATAACACAATCGCCTGCGATAAGTGACACGAATACGCACCGGAAACAAACCGTTTTTCTTTGGGTGGCTTGTATCAATCACAGCGGCAACGGTTACCCCGTCTTTTGAATAGTTCAT